CCATGTACAGCGGCGCAACCCGCGGATTAACGACCTTCGTGACTCGGGTAATCATCATGCTTTAAGCCTCCTTCGAGGCCCTTGTTACCGGACGAGCGTGTTCGGGCGTGCGATGTTGCAAATGACCTGAATATTTGCCGTGTCGATCCCCGCCGTGGTTCCAATTCTCCCGACGATGATGAAGCTCGGAGCCTGGCTGATGTTGTACCAGCCCGACGAACTGGCGCTGTAATCCATGTTCTGGAAGTGGATCGTCGGCCAGCCGCTTGAGATATCCGACGCCGGAAGGTTCCAGTTCGTGGTGATGGCCTGCGAACTGTCCAAGGTCGATGAAGGACTGAGGCCGACGTTGAGAGTGTTGAAATTGAGAGCCTGTGCAACGGTGGGCGCGACGTTTCCCGGCCCGCCTGCGTTCAAGTAGTTTACGGTCATGCGATTACTCCTTTTCTGGCGGCGGTGGCCGCATATCGGTCTAAAACTGGTAGCGAAGGATCCGGCTGATAAACGACTTCTTTGAACCCCAGATGCGCGGCTTGCACTTTCCACGCGCAATATGCTTTGAACCCGACCTTTTTCGCTCGCATAAAGAACGAATGGTCTTCGCCGCACGGCGGAATCATTTCAAACGGCGGTTGACGCAGTTCATTGATGATTCGCTCGAACACACGCCGCCTCACCAGGAGCAGCCCGCCGCCGGCCGAATCGACTTCGAAGATTTCCGTATCCACGACATCGATCGGGATCTGGATCGGGTCGTGATGCTGCGTTTTTTCGTTGAAATGATAAATTGTGGGAACGCCGGGATGAGCCTTGTACGCGTAGACACCGGTCAGGATGTCCAGGTCGTACAGGTTCATCACGCGAACCATGCGCGCGCAGAGATCCGGGTCGAAGACCAGATCGGTATCGAGCTGCAGGAGCCAGTCGCCCTTCATGTTTTCGGCGAGGTCGTTGCGTGCCGCGGAGTGCAGACTATACTTGGTGCGCGTATAGTGGATCTGTTCATCTTCCTGGCAGAGCGCGTCCTGGTTGAACTGGAGCATTTGCGTCCAGGAGTAAACGAAGGGTTCTGGAAGCGCCATGATGCCGCCCATGTAGCCTACGGTTCCGATGGTCTTTTTGCGGCTCAACATGCGACGACTCCCGTTCCCTGTTTTCCCCACACGTGAACGATTCGCGCCCACAGCGTCAATTTCAAACCTGCTTCCTTGATCCACTCGAAAAACTCCAGCCGCGTGATTTCGCGGTAGTGGTAGGCCGCGATTCCGGGATAATATTCAGGTGTGTGATCCGGCCCGCCGCGGTCATCGTGCGGGATCGTGGCAACCACAACCCCGCCGGGGCGAAGCACCGTCTTTGCTTCGCGCAATGAAGAAACCGCGTCATGCGTTTGCATGTGCTCCAGAATTTCTCCCAGCACGACTGAATCGAAAGAGTTCGGCTTGAACGGCAAATATCGGGCATCCGCTTGCGCGTGGCAGGGGATTGCAAGTCCGGTGTGATCGTCGTGGCGGAACAGATCGATATTGATGCCGCCGCGCGATGCGATCCCGGCGCCGTCCGTGTTGCAGCCGACGTTCAACGCTTTGCCGGTCGCGTATTTCGACTGGAATGGATACTGGCCCTGGTACACGATGGGGTCTTTGATTGAGTCGTTCACGCGACCACCTCCACTTCGCGCAATGGAAACGCCGATGACTTCGAGGGTTTATCGGCATTCCACATGTCGTGTTCGGCCCACTCTTCCCACTGATCGACGAACTTCTCCCATCCGAAAAAGCTTTGTGCCCACGGCATCATTTCCGCGCGAATTTCCTCTTGCCGTTTCTCATCCGTTGCAAGCCGGATCAGCTCGAGCGTGTAGCGCGCCCGTGTCAGATTGTCAGTGTACGGATCGCCTTCGATGAACACGCCGTGCTTCACGTTGTCGGCGATGGCCCAGACGGGCGTGGTGATCGGGATCGCCCCCAGCGCCTGTGCGTCCATGCAGGTGATGCAGGAAGTTTCCGTGAAACTCGACGGGTGGCACCAGATGCCAGCCTTGAGCCACTCTTGGATCAACTCCGGCTGCGCCGTGCGGCCGTGCCATTCGATGCCCGGCTGGTCGAGAGCGCGCCGAATCTCGTTCGTGTTTTTCTGGATGTACGCGCTTTTCTGAATAACCTTTTCGATGTTGTTGAAGCCGTAGTACACGTGCAATTCCAGGTCGGAAATCACTTCTTTCGCGCGGCTGAAGATCAATGCCAAATGCACCAAGCCGCGGTCGGGACTCGAAGCGTACATCAGTCGTTTCGGGTTGCGCGCGGGCGGATTCTTCAACGCGTCCGCGATCAGCTCCGACTTGATGCCGTTCGACGAGACGCAGATCCTGTCGGCCAGGTGCGGAAATCGCAGCCGCATGTAAAACGCGTGCGTCTCGCACAGAGTCACGATGCGGGTGAACTTCGCGGCGCGTTCCGCAGTGAGGGCCGGATAATCGACATCCTGGCAGATGAGCCAAGCCGGGTTTCCCGGTTGCACGTCGTCGATCGATTGCGGATCGCGATAGATCACCCAGATGCCGTTGCGCCGCCAGATGTTGGGATCGTTATCGCACCGTTCCCATGTCACGCCGTGCGGATTGACGGTCGGCTCTTTGAATGGAGTGGGCCCGTACGAATACACATCGTGGCCGCGATCCGACAGCCGGTTCGACATCTCGATATGAGACGTCTCCGATCCGCCGATTCCCTTTGTGTCGGGATTTGTCCAGTCCCACGGCTCAAACGTGGGTACACTCAGAAAAATGAAATTCAAGACTTTCCTCCGAAAGCGACTTTTTGCACCAAAAACCCGGTTGTAAACTCCGCGATGGCGCCGATTTTCTCATTCATCGGCTTCTCGCGCATCGATTCATACGCGACAAACGCGGCAATGCCGGCGAGCTGCGCCCACGTGTCCAAAAAACCGACGCCAAACCCAAGCGCAGCATGTCCCCACGCGCAGGAGTTCGGCGGAAAGTAGGGCACGGTTTTCGCGAATGTCATCAGATCGTTCATCAGCAGTCCTGCGCCTCTCCGCTTACGATGTTTCCATGCCAACCACATCCGCCAATCAACTGGACGCTGACACGCGGTTGCCCCTCGTATGGAACAAAGGTCAGGTCTTCAATTCCGGTACCGGATGGCTTCCATCGTCCAGGGCCCGGTTCCGCAGTGTCGGGAACTTTTCCGACGAACCAGCAAATGCAGGAGTGCGTCCTGACTGGACCGCTGTTTTGAGCAAAACACTTCGGACATAGGAATTGAATCCCGTCCGCATCGGCGAGAGACGCGGTCGGGCGATAGATGGTCCGACCATCTTCCTCGTGACGCGTCAATAATCCCGCCTTCAATTCGCTCAGTCTCATCCCGCAATCCCCGGACTTGCGCCCAAATCCCAACGCGATGGCAAAACTTTGTAGCGGCCGCCGAACAACTCCATGCTCGGATCGCGAGGTTTATAAACCAGCAGCGGCACGACGCCGCGCGCATGTTCGCCGCCCAGCGGATGGTAGAAATCCACCAGTTCCTTGCCCTCTTTTTCGAAAATCTTTTTGGTTCGATAGGTCAGGTCCACCACCCACCCGATGATCATGTGCTCTTTGAAATCGTCGTGTTTGAACCCGCACTTACCCACCAGGATCTTTTGCGGAATCTCCTGATCCCCGCCGCGGAAGAAAATTTGCGTTCCGCCTTCGATCTTTTTGCCAGTCGCCTTATCGATGTACGGTTCGTTCGCCGTCACATACACGACCTTGTTGTCTTTCACGTGATCCGGATCGGGCGCGTCCAGATCAAACTCGCGGCCGGTTTCGGTCTGGATAATCATCTGCGTCAACGTCCCGACTGTCCACACGTTTTTGTGAACGTGCACGCGTTCCACGATGGTCAGAATTTCATCCGGCGGCATCCCGTGGAACATCTCGTACATTTCCTCGGAGCCTTCCATCGGGTTCTTGATTCGTGTTGCGTATTTTTTCAACGCCGCGCCCGCTCTCCGGCCGATTTCGCTGTGCGGGAGAGCACTCAGAATCGCGCTGAGGCCGGGGTTACGCACACATCGCCCATGTCGAGCCGAGGAATGCTTTTGCATTGGCCTCATCGGGCATCCCCCTTTGCATCACCAATTGACTGTTCGACAGTTGGTTTTGCTGGCTCCGTTTGGAGAAGCACGATTGCGGCAACCGTGAATGCCAAGGCAGCTATCTGGCGCGATGACAGAGATTCCTTAAAAAACAGAACCGCAACGAGCAAGGCCAGCGAAAGAGAAATAGCCTGCCATGCGATAGCAATGGAAGCGAACGTCTGCATCCGAAGCGCAAGCCAAACGGGGCCAGCCGTCAATAGATAGCACAGAACGCCCGCACCAAATTTCAGAGATCGCGGATCAGTAGCGGTCTTCAAAAAGATGTCGCCAAGTATTCCCATTGAGCAACTGAGCACGATCAGACAGAAGACGATCATATGCAGATCCTTCCCTGTCGAGCGTTTAAAGCCCGGTCATTCGAGATGTGGTGCGAGGCCAACATAAAAACCAGAAATCCTACCGGCGTCCCTTCTTCCCAAACATGCCCAACAGCAGCCAAGCGGCAACCGCAGTGCCACCCAGATACATGAAATCCGTACTGGTCAACGGAGTGAGCGACATCGAGGTCACGGCCGTTGAAAGATCGGTAAATGCAGTGGTGACTCCGGACCAGCAGACCGGCCCGACGCACGTGTCTCCCATCCCTGACTTGTGCCCGCCGCATCCGCATCCGCAATCGTCTTTGGAACTGCCGCATCCCAATCCCGCCATCCCCGCGCCCTTCCATGCCGTAATCACGGAGTTGGCCGGGATCGGATACATTGGCGCGCTGGGTACCAGATTCCCCACGCCCTGGCCGCGCATCACTGGATTTTCGGGGACTGCAAATGCGCCGGGAACGAAGTCCATCAGCCCCGCCATCCCGCGCATGACTGGGTTTTCAGGTACCGCAAACGCACCGGGCACGAAGTCCCGCAAACCAACGCCGATCAAACTCATTGAGTGCCTCCCTGTGAATACGTGTATGCCGCATAACCGGCCACGCCGATGCCGACCACGACTGCGACCTTTCCGATTGTGCTGGTGCCTGACGTGACGGCCTTCGAAACCTTGCGCTTTCCCTTTTTCGCCTTCTTACCCGTCGCCGATCCCACCGATTTAACATCGTGAAATAATCGAATCGCGAAATAGGAACCGGCCAGCAGTGCGACGATTTCCCCCGCGCCCCACTGCGTGACATCCGTCGAATCGAACAGGCCGAGAGATCCCATGCCCGCCAGCGATGGCACGTTGAACGAGTCGTGAATGAGGTTTGCCGGGATCATTTCGCGATCACCTTCCAAGCAACCAGCCCGATAGCGGCATAGAGCATCCAAAACATCGGCGATGTCGGATCTGTCAACGCGCACGTCAACGTCGGTCCAAATATCTGAGACAGCGCCGGGGAATTTTGCGCAGCGTTATACGCGCAATCCGTATTCCCACTGATCAGATCCGCCGATTGAGCGGCATCCTGTGCGATGAGTGATGTCGTCACGCTGGGATCGTTCTGAATCATCCCCGCTTGGTAAGCGGTGTACGCGCCCATGTTCGTCAAATCTTGTGCCGTCGGCAATGCACACTCAGAAAGCATCGATGTGGCGAATGGAACCCAACTGCAATAACTCGGTAGCGTCGGGTAACCGGGCAATTGGCATCCGTTGTTCGTCGCGTCCCACGTCCCACCAGCATTGACACACGATTGTTGAGCGACCGCAGGACTCACTCCTGCCCGCGCTGGCACAACGCCCGCCGCCACACCCGCCGCAATCAGCGGAGTCCCCGCGCTGTCTCCCATCCCAACGCCAATCAGACTCATGCCCGCCTCCGCGCCTGGCTGTAAACCAGCTTCACCGCAATCGACGCAAGCGGATCCATTTTGCTGGTCATGTGCTCGACGGCCGCATCGATATCGTCCTGCGAAATTCCGGCGTACGCATCGGGATAGGCCGGGGGATAATTCGGGGCAACGTGAATGCCCGATTGTTTCCGTTCGCGCACGGGCTTCTGAGGTTTCGCCGCCGCAATCTCTTTGTCGAGCGCCGCGCGCTTCGCCGGGTCTTTCAGAACCGCGTAGGCTTCATTCAGCGCCCGAGCCCGTTTCTCGTTCGGTTTCGGCCCGTCCGGATGGCATTCGCGCACCAGCGCCGCCCACGCCGCGCGGATTACTTCGGTCGATGCGGTTTGCGAAACCTGGAGTACGTCGTACGGTGTCATCGGCGCCCCCCCATATTTGCGGCGAAAAAGAACAATGCAGCAACGGCCGCGACCGCGAGATAAATTGTGGTGTCCGCGATTCCGGGAACGAAAGAGCAAGTGGAACCGACCGGGCAAACTGCGGCACTTGTGGAAGTGGAAGCCGCGCCGCCCGCCGGAGTATTCGCGGGAGCCGAGCACATCACTTGGCCGGGCGCGAGTGGACCGTACCAGCCTTGGGGCATGCACACGGATGCCGGATCGATCTGAGACACGCCATCTGTCGTCAGAATCGGATTCCCCGATGCGTCCAAACCGGCTGTGATGTCGCCCAGTCGCACTACTTCGAACTCCTTCCCACAATCACTGCACCGGCTGCAAATGCCGCAAGCACCCAAAACCACGTGTTATCCGGACATGGAGCACTTCCGGAAGTTCCTCCACAGGGTGCTTGCGGAGTAAACACGGGAGACCAGGAATAGCAATCGCCGGAGAGTCCCACTATGCGTACCTCCCTTGATGAATCGCACTGACGGGAATGCCGTAATAATCTCCCAGTCCCGAAAGCCCAGACCAGTTCAGACCAGCATTTTGAAGCGCCGCGATAAACTGACCGGCCGTGTACTGTGTATAATTCGAGGTGTTCGCCGGCCGTCCATTGGGGAAAAAGATTGCGTCGAGATTGGGGATAAGGAATCCGGGATTGACCGCTCCACCACTGACCGATGGCAGAAATGCCGGGACATGCCCGTAGTAGTAATTCCACTGATCGGCATTCAGCGTTGCGGTGCCCGCGTTCGGCAACCCTTCGCTCGCAGCTTGCGCCGCCAAACTGAGCGCCGCCAGCGATCCGGCCGTCGATAAACCACTCGCGCTCGGAGCTGGAGGCGTGGTGATTGCCACCGGCGGATTGGTTCCCTGAGTTACAGTCGGCGCCGTGCACACTCCGTTTACCAGCACGCTCGGAGCCGGGCAGTTGATCGCCGAAGATGGAGCGTTCCCCGCAGTTGGAGTCGGCGCCGGAGTCACCGCCGCGAGCAGGCTCGAAAACCAGCCTTGCTCATAGCCGTACCACGCAAGAGCACCAACGCCTGCGATAGCGATCAGCGAACTGTAGTCTTTTGCCATTAGACTGGTACTCCTGCAATCAGGTGAACCGGCGGCGGGATGCAAAAGCCACCGACCATTGGACACGCGTACGGAGCGTTTGAAATCGGCGTAACTGTGTTTGCAGGTGGCAATCCAGGATCGGTACTCACCTGTGAGGGAACTGATAGAATCTGCGGAGGCGCTGGCGCCAACGGATTAGCTATCGGCTGCGTATGAATCACGGCCGCAGGAATGCCGGTATAATTCCCGGTCGATATCAGTGACGTTGACGCTGGAGCCGGTCCAGCGACACAAGAATTTCCAAACACGGAACCACTCCCGCCCGCCTGCATCCCTGGAGGGCATCCGGTGATCACAGACAGCCAACCTTGTTCATACGCGAAATACAACCCGGCGCCGATGGCCGCTATCCAGAGAAGTGCCGAGTCTTTCATCGCCGCCCTCCCTTTTTGGGCATCATCAGCATCGTGCCGGCCGCAAGCGCAAGCACGGCCAACACCGGATGGTCCCGGATCGCTTCATTGAGCGAGCACCAGCATGAGGTGTCCGAAATCGCCACTGGCGTATTTGGTTGCGTGATGTCCGGAAGCGGCTGCACGATATTCACCGGCGTGAGAACTGGCGGCGGGAAATCGGGTGTGGGCGTCGGAACAAATGGCGCGAGCGGCGTAGGAGCGATGATGCTGCATCCGGGAATCTGCGCTTTGTAGGGAGCGCACGCGGGAGACGAGCACGGCTGCGCGCCACCGAACGCCTCCTGTCCCCAGAATCCGCACCAGAAGATCGCGGCCGCGTTCGATTGATCGATTCCGCACTGGTAGGGCGCGCACTGCGCAGCGGTCGCCGGCGTGTTGGCCGGGTCCGCAATTAGCGTGCCATCGTGGAGAATCACGGGCCCAAAGTTGGCGAATGCACCCGAGTCGTTTTGGCCGAAGTCGAACGCGCCGTCGCCGATCCCGCGCAACATCGTCATCGGTGGCCTCCGAGCATATTTGGAAGAATCAGAAGAAGCGCGAGCCCGCCGAAACCAACCATCCAATTCGGTACGCCATTGATCAGCGATGAATCCGTCAGGAACGAAAGATCCATCGTACCCGTCGACGAATTCGACGAACTGCCGTTTGAACTGGAGCCGTTCGATCCGCCAGATCCGCCCGGAGATCCGGATGTTGTTGCGCCGGGTGTTCCAGCAGGTCCACTGCCCGTAGTGACGGCCGGGCCTTTAGCTGGAGTGATCGATTGAATCGCAGCCGCGGGAACCTGCACACCAACGAGATTGTTCGGTGTTTCAGTTTTTGGAGTCGCACCCTGTGCGAGCATTGCCGCAAGTTGGGGAACCGAATAATTGGAAAATGGCTGTCCGCCCGTCGTGATGTCGCTGTGGGAGGGTGACGGGCACGTGACCGTGATTCCCATTTCATCGACGAAAGTTAGACCGGGATTCGTCTGGCAGCGGATGGCGTCGTTCTGCACGTTCTGCGGATATCCGGCGATGGCCGCGAGCATCGCACTCGCGTTTCCCGCGTCTCCCGCAATGGCGTTCGCTTGCGCCTGCTGTTGGGTCGCGAGGTAGCCCGCGGAGTTGCAGAAGCTGCACGGATCTTCTTCGCAGGAGGTTCCTGGCACTCCGCAGCATTGTGTGGATCCGTCGTACATGTTGGTTGGCTGCTGACCGGGGGGACAGGAGAGGCCTAAGCCGCGGGGCATCAGCATAGTTTGGCCTCGTTCGGCACTGGGGTGCTGTCGGCTCGGGACTTCTCGACAGTGAGAGTTTTAACCATCGCTCAGGGCCGCTCCTGCTAAAATTCCAAATGCATCAACCGCTGCGCCGCCGATCAATCCCCAAATACTCCCGGTAATCAAAAATCCAACCGCTGGTGCCGCTACCCACGGAATCCACTGCGCAAGTGGTTCTTGCATCAGCGTCTGTGTACACAGCGGATTCGATGCTGGCAAAAGCGCGTTCATGGGGCCACCGCCCGGCATTACCGGACCAGGAACACTCAAAGCCCCAACAGGGAGCGGCATTGGCTGGGGTTGGCACCATCCGTTCGGAGCAACGACTTTATTCAAAACCATGAAGGTTCCGAAACCAGCGATACCACCCACCAGCAAACTGCCCAGAATGGATTCGCTCATAGGAGCACCACCAGAGCCAGCGCCGCGAGAGCCGCGATCCAAACCGGACTCAAAGGTTCACTGCTGGTCGAGGTCGTCAGCGTCGAGCCCGCCGAAGTTCCAGAAGGCGTGACGCCGGGCACCGGATCAGGCTGAACAAACGGATCGTTCGCAATCGGATCGCGCATCCCTACAAACCAGTTCCAGCACGTCGAACCCGAACCGGCCGCGCCCCACTTCGTAAATGTCCCGTCCGCATTCCATCCGCCCGGCGATGCTTTCCAGGTACACGCGCCGCGTTGCCGATCCGTGATGCAACGCTGGCCCGCCGCGGCCAGAGATGGATTATTGCAAGCAGCTTGAAGTGCGGCCCATGTCGTATCGAACGTGTTCAGCGCCGCAGTTTGCATCGACGCGTAACGAACGGGAGATGAAGTGTAGGCGTCCACATTCTGCGCCATGATTCCATCCGCCTGGTTTGCGATGTTCGTCGCCGCAATGCAGGTTTGGCCGCAACCCTTAAACAGATTTGCGACCGCAATCCCGATGCCCACCAAAGCCGCAATCGCCGTGCCCACCACGGGGAGGGCGAGTCCCAACACGGTCATTGTGGAACCCAGAGCACCTAAGATGGATGTCGTGAGAGTGACTCCCGTGGCCGCAATCGACGCTGCGGTTTCGCCGGTTTGCAGAGCATCCCCCAGCCCCTCATGAGAGAGGCCGGGATAGTTCCAGCGAACCATGGGCGACGGCGTTGTGTGGGTGTAGCGGAGCATTATTTCAAAAGGGCTTTGATCTTTTTGAGGGTCGACGCCGCGCTCTTGGTCCGACGCCGCGGATTCTTCGTCTTGCGCTTCGCGGTCTTGCGTTTTGCTTTCCTCTTGTTAAGTTTTCTCGCGTACTTTTTCCGCCACGCGGGCGAACCGAATTTAGGACCGGCCATCTATTTGCCTCCCAGAAGTTTTGGAACAATCAGAATCGCCGCGAGTGCCAGACCGATCATCGGCAGATACGCCGTGAGGGAACTCGCAATCGCGGTTGCATTCGCGCCCACCGACGTCGTGAGCTGCCCCGTCGCCGGGTTGTAAACCAGATTCGTGCCTGCGACCGTGTAGGGTCCGCCCGCCGCGGTGCGGATGAGCGACACGGCCGAATTGCCGGTAGCCGCGATCAGTTGCGCCTGCTGTGCGGGAGTGAGCCCGGCCTGTGCAGGTGTGAGCGGAGTGTTCAGCGCGACGTTCTGCTGGCAGACCGGCTCACCGTTCGAAATGACGATGCTCCATCCGGCACCGCATGCCGCGTTCGAATCCGTGACACCGCCGCCCGATCCAGCGACCGGATTCGCGCACATGGCCCCATTCCACACTTGACCCGCTGCGCAGTTTTCTGGCTGACCGGGGAACGTGAGTGTTCCTCCGGATGATCCGGTATCGCAGGCCTCAGGGTCGAGACAATTCCCGGCTTCATCGGAAGCTGAGCACCCGCAACCCAACCCCGCGAGTGATCGCGGTCTGCCTCCGAAGAACGTACGTCCAATCGGACGCGGAACCATTCCAGGTTGAAGCAGGTTTTTTGGAATGCCGGGATTCATCTGCGGAGGTCCGAAGTTACCAGCGCCCATGCCTCGCAAACCGGGTGCCGTGAGTCCCGTCGACAAGAGCCCCGAGTTCCCCACCCAGTTCATGTCGTAGAATTTGGAGATGTCATCCGGCGTGTAGGGATCTCCCGTGATGCCTGGCGGGTAGGAGACTGAAGATGGGACGGTCATGATCGGCATGGTTTGGCCTCCGTCGATTTCTGGACTTCGATCAGATCGATAGCGCCCGACCAGGAGAGGTTTTTTCTACCCTCGAAGACAAAACCGTCTCCTGGTCGAACGCTGGAGCGGACGCGGGAACTTCTAAACTTCGATGAGGCCAAAATCAAGCAGCCCTCCGATTAAACCACTTCACCAATCCATAGAGAGCACCAGCCACCACCACCGGAGTCAGGACATTCGAAGCCTTCTCCATCGGCGTTTCCCAAACCGGCCACTCTCTGATTCTGTGGTGCGGACATTCCCAGCCCGGCCGCTCTCCGTGTGAAAAATCGAGAGGGATTCGCTTCCCATTCACGTACGCCGCAACGTAGACGTGTGAAAATTCCCGAGGCCGGGAACCGTCGGCCGCAACTGTCACCAGCGCGCACGGAATTCCCATCGCCGTCAGAATACAAGCCCCGTACATTGTGAACCCGTCGCAGTCTTCGACACCCATGCCTCGGAGCGCGATTAACAGGGATTGGTCCACCGGCCGGATGAACACTTCGACCGTATCGTCCCCCACTTTCCATTCCCGTTTGGTTTTTTCGTCCAGGTCAAGGTCGGAGGCAATATCCGCATCCTGTTTAAATTTCATGTGCGGCTTAATAATGTTCCAGAGGCCCTGGATCGGATCGGCTTCTTTGAGCGCCCGCGCCGCGTCCGCCTGGATCATTTCGCTCTGCGCGTCCTCTCGAATCAGGCAGATCGCTTTTGCCATCGCCTGACGGACTTGCGCCTCCGGATCGTCGGGCATCCGCTCAAAAGTGAACGCCACTTTCGCGCCAAAGTCGGGATGGTACGCCGTGTCCATTGGTACTGGTACTTGAAGTTGGGTACCATCTTGCAATAGAATTTAGGCCTGTGTCAACCGCAGGTTCATATATATATGAAAGGTAGCGCCCTCCTCATGAGGTTCCACGTTGGCTAAGAAATACCTCAGCATCAAGGGCAAATGCGCCCTTCCCCTGCCCTCCAGACCCACCTTCAAACAGAACGAGAAGATGAAAGAGGGCGTTAAATTCTTCGAATACTGGCAGGACTTGAACCCCGAACTGGCGGAAATGGCCCGCGTCCGGGTTTACCGGATGAAACCGCCTATCGATCTCACCAAAATCGGCCAGAAGGTGAAATCGATCCAGGTTTGGGAAGGTCCGATTCCTTTTAAAGCGGATGATTACGAAAAACAGTTTTATGAAGCGGCGTGGGCTGGCGGCGGGGATTATCGATGCGCCATTGAAGAGATCGGCCTCAGCGGTGTCGTCTGTGAAGTTTTCTTTTCGCTGTCCGATTGGGATACCTATCCGCCGAAGGTTCCAGACGCCGCGTTGATGCTCGAATCGAACGGTGGAAAAGAATATGTCGCCTGGCGCGCGCGCCGCGGCGATCCAGTCGCGGGAGTTGAAGAGGAGAAACCACAGGGAGAGGACGAATTATTTATGGAACCAGCAAAAAACGGATCGGGCAGCGCGGTCGCGGCCGTGGTTGACGGATTTACGAATCTCGCCACTACATTAGTCACGGACGCCAAGCAGGAGGCACGCGATGCCCGGCAGGAGGCGAAAGAGGCGCGGGCCGCCGCTCCTGTGAATGGAGAGCCGAGTACATTGACGGTCGCGGCAACCGAGAGTATCCGGCTGATTTCGGATGTCGCACGCGAGCAGTCGAAAAACTCTCACGCCCCTGATGCGGTAGAGATGTTCAAATCTATCGCCGCCCTCATTCCGCCGCCACCACCACCGCCGGATCCGATGCCGCAATTCAACATGATTATGGGCATCATGAAAGAATCCAACGAGCGGATTGCCCAGATGCAACAGCAGCAAATTGAGTCCCTCCGCACGGAATTGACTTCTCTCCGCTCCGGCTCCGTACCTGCGGCGAACGGGCACTCGAAAAGCTTCACGGATGAACTGGAGGAATTTTCCCGCAAGGCCGAAGTCTTAGGTTACAAACGTGGCGACGGCGCGCCTGCGGCGGACTCCAAAGAAGATCTCATGAAGATGATCGTCCAGAACATGCCGATGATCACCGCCGCTCTCACCGCCGCGGCAAATATCATTGCGCCCATCTTCCGAGGTCCTCAGCCGAATCCCGCGCCACAGCCGGCCGCGCCGATGCAGCAGCCCGAGCAGGCGATGGTCCAGCCCGCGCCCCCGCCGCCGCAACCGGATCCCAATTCACCGCAGGCCCGGCAGCTTGCGTTCCTTCAGGATCTCGAAAAGCCGTTCCTCGCGCACCTGCTTTCTCCCGAGTACAACGGGTTCACATTGGCCCTCCACATTCTGACGCAGGGCGCCGGGGGTTCCATAGAAACGATCGACGGGCGGGCGAAGTACAACGAGATCAAAACGCATATCGGGAAACAGGCGGACGGGTCGATTCCGCTTGACCGAATGATTCGGCAGTATCCGCCGATCTGGAATCGAGCGCAATCCAATCAACCGGCGTATGGAAAGTTTCTGGCAGAGTTTTTGTCTTACGATGAACTGGAGCCGGAACGAGCGGTTCGAGGGGCTTTATGATTTGGCCTCATCGGGTCTTCGGTCTTCGCGTTTGATTTCTGCGTTCGACAGGGAGGGTTTGTGGAATATCCAATCTTGAAAGAATACGCAGACCGATGGGAGGTTGAAACTCTCGACAAATCAGTTGGCCCGTGGATCGTTCACGTGACGACATTTACCGGGCCCGGCGCGGAGCAGATGGCGCGGGCGATGTACGATTCTATTCGGTAACAAGGCGATAGGGAGCCGGGTAGACACTCGGGAACTGTTTCCACTCGCGGCCGTCGAGCACAGAGCCCGCGCTTTTCTTTCCCGCCCGAATCATCACCAGTGGATTTTGTTGCGATGGATTTTTGAAGCAATTCACGCTTCCGTCTTCTCCTACAATGAACGCTGGAGGGTTTCCTGCTCTGCCGTGCGCTGTCGTGTATTCGTCATCTTCCGTCGGTGGTCTCCACTCTCCCCATTGTTTAAAAAAGAACGGCACATTCGCCGCGATGCACTGATTCCGAATCGCGCGAAACCACGCCGGATGAGGAACGCGCTCGCCGGGTCCTGATTCGCCGCCCGCGATCACCCAGTCGATTTGAGTGAGGTCCAGTTCGCCGATATCTTCAAGCAAAGGCTCAATCGATAAAAAGCGCAGCGCCGCAGGCGTGTCGCGCAACATGTCGATGCGATCCTTGTGTTTTTGTTGTTCGACGGAGACTCCAAGCCAAACGTTGGGAAGTGGAGGATTCGAAACGCTTCCACTCGCACGGTCGATCCGCTTCGTCAAAACCTGATACGTGTGCTGAGGCGTCCTCCGCATGATGTCCCACGCTTCATCGCGCCATGGATCGGCCTCTTCGATCATGAAGTCGGACCATGAGCAAGTGAACACGCGGCGTGGATCTTTCCACTTCAGCGGCGAGTTAAATGTCGTCTTCGAGCGCACTACCACATTTGGATCTTGGCCGTACCGTTTCTTCTCGCGGAACATGTAGCAGTTCTTGCAGCCCGCGCTGATCTTGTGGCAGCCGTGCCACGGATTCCAGGTTGCGTCTGTCCACTCGATGCCGGTTGTCTCACCCATTTACATTTTCCTCTTTCAGCGCCGCGAACAGCGGACGTGATTCGTCTTTCTTCACGACGCGCTCTTTCTTCCGTTCCACTGCCAGCCGTCCATGCAGCCGCTTCGTCTCTTTCTTGTGGCACGGAATGCAGAGCGTTCGAAAATTGGACAGCCCACACTCGCCGCCGCCCTCGACCACTGGCACGATGTGATCGGCGTCCCACCAGTCCGAACAACTGCGGCCGGGCGGAATGCCGTGAGCTTTCATGAATTCTGTTCGCGGGTGACCTGGTCCACATCCATGTGGCAACTTGCGAAATTCTTCGGCCAGCGCAATCGTGTCCGTCCCACACATCGCGCAGACCCCCTTGTCTCTTTTGTGGAGCAGGTACCGCATGTACGACGGGCTGGTCTTCGCGCGCCATTCTTCCGAGCATTCGTGAGAGCAGTTGTAGGGTCGCCCCTTCGGTAAAGGTCCACCGCAGTTGAAGCAGATCTTCTCCCCGTTCGGTCCAAGTGGCCGAGGTCTGGAATGAACTCCGTTGGTTCGTCGTGTCGTACTCAAATCTCTCCCTGTCGAACGCACACAACCGGCTCGCCGATCTCATATGTGATGAGGCCAAAACACCATTTTTCCCAACCGGCGAACATGGTCAATCCACACCGTACACTTTCTCTAATTCTCGTTCTACCGGCCAATGATCCGGACACTGCAAAACATCCTCATCGATTTCTCTCTGGTGAATGTCGCACACCGGATTTCCGCACGGATGAATTTCCATCCGCAACATCGGCAATCGAACATTCACCGAGCGCACGATCACCGATCTTTTCTCTCCCGCGAACTTCAACTGCGTGTAGTCGTCTCCGTTCACGTGCACTCGCTTTTTCACCGGCCGGTAGATCAACGTCAGATCGTCTCGCACCAGGTCGAGTTCCTGGATCTCATCCGGGAACACGATGCGCGCGTCTGGCACTTTGAAGTTGCAGGAGGAGGTCGCTGGTAAGAGACAGAAGTGGCAACGCATGGGTTGGCCTCATCCGGCCTGAGTCTTCGCGTCAAGTTGCTTCCGTTCGACCAGGAGAAGTTTGAGTTCGACTTGCGATAGACGCGCTTCGATATCGATCACGGCCCGTTTTACCGCGGACGCCACAAATCGGGGAAGCCTATCACGCAATTTCCCAAACCCGGCGTTATTGTGGTGGAAGTCGTCCTTGCATTCCTTCGAGTGGAAGAGTTGATTACTTTTGACCTGTTTGAAGATCACCGGGCAATTTTTACAACGAAGCGTCTTTAATTCCGGCTTCTTGCGGACGCGTTTGCGCGGGCTGTGACGCTTCGCCGCCGTTTTAGGGGTACCTGACATAGCTTCTAGCCTAACACAACCCGTGGCGCGCGTGGGAACCGGCGCCACGGCAGTTTTAAAACCAGTGAGGGAGTACTAAAAGTCCCCGTGATAGACTTCGGCGGCATGATCGAGGTCGCTTTTGGGGGTCTTGGTTGTAGTTTTTGGGCGTTGCGCGAACCGCCTGATGATCTTTTCGCGGATCGCGTTCATCTCGTCGACCGCGCCCGGCTCTTCCCGTTGCATGAGCCGCGCCGCCTGGCAATCGCACCACTTCCATTCCCCGGCGTACTCGCCGCCCAGCTTGCCGCCGTAGAATCCGCATCCTTGGCAGCGGCCGCAGTAGTTTGCGCTGGGAGTGTACTCGACTGGTTCCGGCCGGATCGGCACCACTTTGCGGCTTCGGCGCTGATCGATGGCCGCGAGAATATCCCCGAACAGTGGGCACTTCGCACCAGCTCTCCCGTCAACGACGAATTCGTCAATCACCTCGCGGGCTTCGTCGAGCGAATCGCAGTTTGCCAGCGCCTTGCCCAAATCTTTCTTGGCTTCCGGCCCAAACGGAAATCGTTCCATCTGCTCCAGTCGAGAAATCTGTTTCATGAGTTCGGCCCACACCTGATCGGTTGCGCCGATGGAATATCTAAGCATCGAAAACTCCTTCCAGCACGTTTCGCTCTTTGGTTTTTCTCGGAGCCGTCTTGCGCTCCCATTCCCGTTCGAACAGATATTTTTTGGGTTTTGGCCAGAACTCCGGCCCGGAGTACTTCTGCCGTTCGATGTCCCGACGGACGCCGGCGACACAAGCGATCTGATCGGCGAGCCCAAGCTTCTTCCATCCAGCCGCGCAGTTTTTAAAATCGGCCTCTGTGTTTTCCCGTCCGGTTTGTTCGTAGGCTTCGATGAAGGCGTGCCATCCGTTTCCGTTTTGTGTGGGTGAAAGAGAGATTTCTTGTTTTAGTAAACTGCTAGTAGCTTTTTCACTGCTACTTGTTCCCTTCCCTTCCGGTATGTATGTCCTTCCGGTATGTATGTCTGTATCGGCGGATTTTACCAACGTAGTGGCGGATTCTGCCGACGTGCTGGCAGATTCTACCAACGCATCGGTAGATTCTCCCAATATCTCGATCAAACCTATCTCTATTAGACGAGGGAGCACTTCTTCGAACAAAAGTGCAGGGAGTCGGGAGATTCTGCCGAGGGACTGGCAGATTCCGCCGAGGGATTGGGAGGTTTTGCCGTTGGGTAAAATGCCGCGCGGATCTTGCTTTGAGGCGATCTGAATAATCGCAATCCAAGCACCCAAATGAGCAGCTCCGTTGGGGTGATCTACGAGTACGATGTAGCCCTCGACATCCATCGAGTTTGGAAGGGCCACCCAGTCGAGACGTTTAAGTTTTCTTGAGGAGGAATTTTCGAAGCGATGAATCCAGTCACATATCCGATACGTTGCCATCACTGCCTTTCCCGAAAAAGGTTTGGAGCCGGTGTTCGGGCACCGGCCCCGCGAGCGATCAGAAGCCGGGGAGCTTATTTCCGGCCATCAAATTGTAGCACAAATACAGTACTGCTCGGCTGGGGAATTGTCAAGTCCGATGGGTTGGCGCTTTTCATCGGATGCGCAGAAAAATACCCGCACCGTTGTTCTGATGCGGGCTTAGGTTTACATCGGAGGATTCAATGTCAGACCGGGATAGAGTAGATCATTCTTTGGCCTCCGTCAAGTGGCCGTCTTGCGCTTCAGTACTAGAGCGCCCGACCAGGAGGGGTTTTTTTTGTTAACAAACCCAGTTCCTTGAGATCTTGAGCGATACATAAAACGATTCCCAAAGACAAACCAGCCACAGCCATAAGACCCATGCCGAATGGTAAGGGCGTAGGTGCATTGGGGATAAATGCGCTTCCGGTAAGAACAACACCGCAGATAAAGGTTCTCACTGCACCCTCCCGGCCGTCCCGAACAGATCCACATCATCCCCCAGATATTCCGACGCCGTATCCTGCAAAATCTGCTCCTGCTGTTTTTTCGACGGCTTCACATAACCCATCGGATTCGAGCGGTCGATGACCGGACGTGAGCCACGTTGACTATTCAGGTGACTCGCGAGAGCCGGATCGAACGCGGCGCGCGGAGTCTTGGCGACCTTCGGCTGAACCCCCTCCATTGCGTCCATGAACGCATTCAGGAAGCGCGCCACGCGGCGCAGGCCTGCGAGGTAGACCACAGCCGCGATCGACGCCACGGCGAGCGCAGCGCCCAGCCACAGCATGTTGGCGGGCCGTCCACCCGCGAGGACGACGGCGAGCGCGGAGAAGATGGAGCCGGCGAGGAAGGAGAGGGCGAGTTTCATTACGCCACCAACTTCTGCGCGTACGCGATGGCATCTTCTTCGTTTTCGTAAATCGTGATCTGATCGATGTACATTTCCGCGTCCGTGTCGAGAAGCGCCACGGCGAAGCGGTTCGCGCGGCCGGTAACCTGAGCTTCGATTCCGTATTCGATGTTTTTGAACGTCTTCATGAATACGATTATGCGGGCACAGTCCTGCTGTTCAAATAGAGCGGAGGTACTGTTTTAGGGGAGGGAAACGCCTTAGGTGGATCTAGGTGAATAAATTCGACAGTTCCCAGAAGAGAACGCCGAACAAAATAAAAATCACGCCCATCAGAAAATTGAAAGTGCGATCAGATTCGGTGGTAGCCCATCGCAGGGCCTCATGAATTCCGATCAGGCCGAATAGAACTGCAAAGATAGCCAGTCCCCTCACGCCACCCTCCGAATGTCGTACGCTCCACCCTCGACGCCCGCTCTCGATTCCGGAAAGGCCAACCCATAAAGACGCTGATATTTCCCGATGATCTCCCCTCTGTCTACTCCGTGAAATCCCCAGAATCGTTTTTGCAGTTTGTGCTGACTCTCCGGCCCTTCCCGATGATGCCCCAACGCACAAAGTGGAATCACTTCCCAGCCGTTGCATTTCTGCCGGAGTCCCCGGTGTCCAACGTGAGCCGCTTCGATTCGTCTCCGCGTTCCGCAGATCGCGCACGGCTGCGTCCTGATCCAGTCCCAGTAGCGGAGGATCTCGAAAGGAATCGGATCGCGGCGCGGCCGACGTTTCAACCAGCTTCGACGGAGGGGAGTGTAGCGGGGGATCATCGGTAGAACCCGCACCATTCGATGTGTCCGCATGTGCTGATGTTGTTCGCAACAGCGGCGAATAACAGGACGACTGCAAGCGCGAGCAATATCCATATCCACTGAAACTTCATTTCGGTCGCCCCGTTTCGAAGGTCACGCATTCCCCGCCGAACATCGAGTACTCATAAACGTCGTGGATGTGGATTTCGTATTGGCTTCGCAGCTCCTCGATCTCCGCGCGTAGCTCTTTCAACTCGACACGGAGACGTTGGTTTTCAGCCGACAGGGCAATCCTGGATTTCCGGGATGCCAGAGATTCTTTCATTCCGCGACCGCCTTGTAGAAAAACATTCCCTCATCCCAGAGAGCTCTCCATCCCGCGACCCGGCAGACTTCCCGCGCTTCCTCCGCGCTGGTCTTGCCGATCAGGACGACCTTCGTACCTTTTGGGAGCACGCGGCCGTCGTGCGTTGTCTCGATCACGAACGGGAGTTTTAAGTCCGGGCGCGGATCGCCAACAGGAATCCAGCCCCATTTCTCAAGACCCTCCTGCGCGGTCATTGGCATGAATTCCTCCCTTGGCATCTAGGACACAACACAATCGGATCGTCGTCTTTGTCGAATACGGTTTTAAATTGCCATCCGGAACTAGTCGCCGCGCGGTCGGCTTGCGGGATCGTGTTGAAACTCAGAACGGCCGGGGAATCGGCGATGTGTGCTTTTCCGTCCGATCCTAAGAACCTTCGGCATCGGTCGCAGCCTATGGAGATGGATCCTTTGAGCATGATGGTTTGGCCTCAGTCGGCAGCGCGTTCCACGTCGAATTCGGAGCGTTCGACCAGGAGGGGTTCTGGAGCGCACGCCGCCCGCAATTTGCCCCAGGTTTCATCCAATCGATCTAGCGCTTCCCGCCTGTTCTGCTTGTGTAACTCCAAGATTCCTTCCCGAAACGCTTCGCGGTTCGCCACATAAACGACCCTCGGAACTTCGCGCCGACTTACCCGCCCTAAAAATAAATCGTAGACGGCCGCGAGCCGGGCGGCGATATTGAAACGACGGGTCACCCGGATTTTATCGGACCACGTCCGTGCGCCGCGGCCGAAAAGTTCCCGAGCTACTGCCCGGCTCGGAATCCGGTGGCGGTTTACTCCAGTTGCGTCCGACGGGCATTTGTTTGTCCAGTGGGTCGAGACGCAGTTCCAGTAGGAGCGCATTTGTTGGAGGTCCAGGTTCATGGTTTGGCCTCGCTCTGCTTTGCGGCTTGTGGGACTTGAGACTTCTCGACACCGACCGCTATCGCAAGCACGGCGGCTGAGCACGGAACCCACGTTATTTGAGTATGGGCACCCTGATCCCCGTAATCTCGCTGCGCGCTGGCGGCAAAGCACTGGTTCGTTCGAGCGTCCCGAAAATAGGTGAGCGCTGTGGCGATATCCAAAACCGTCGACTCCTTCGGCTTCACCTGTGGGATGTCATAACACCCGACCAAGAAGCAGGGAGCCAGCAGGAGCAAACCCCTCCTGGTCGAACGGAACCGCGCACCCGCGAAGACTCGACTACGTTGAGGCCAAACCATCAAAACCTCCTCTGTGCAGGCAACTCATCAAAGTATGTTCGAATGTCGTACTCACAGACCAGCGTACAATCGTCCAGTTCCGGCTCTTGCTCAAAAACCCGGATCACGTTACCCACCTGCACCGCGCGTCCAATGAGTGACCGACGCAGGAACCGATCCTCTTTCCGCCATTCGTCCAGCACGATAAAGGCGATGGCCACGAACAGGCAGCAGGCGGGGAAGAATTGCAGGAAGATGTCAAACATAGAGGCCCTCTCTTAATATCCCCTCGGAGACGCGCCGAGCAAATGAACCCGTCGTGTTTTTCACGATTAGTTTGATGTCGGGGAACTTACTCGTGTACGGTTTGCCCGCAGACGTGACTTCGGTAACCATCACGAAACCGTTGCCATGCGTCCGGTATTGAACGATTCCAGCGATGCGGGCTTGTTCGGCGCTGAAGTACAGATCCATCCGACGGCGACGAATCCGGCGCGCATACTTTTGTGAGGATTTGGAATGATCGATCACTGTGCGCCTCCCTCAATTGCCGCCAGAATGCGCCGCCGAACTCTCGAAAACTGGTCCTGCCGCATCTCGTAGCCGTAGATCATCTCCACGAATCCGATGCAGAAGGGGAACGCGATCAGGAAGTCTAAAATCATTTGCTGCCTCCAAAAACAGTCTACGTCCGAAGGGGCTACTGCGGGAATGGACCGGAAGTACCGATTCGGGGGAGGGGATCGCCTTAGAGCCTGGTGTAAGGTGGGTTTTGGTACCGGAGGCACTTCAGTACTGTATTGACGGGAGGCGATTGTTTCGCTACACTCCGAATTCGAATATGTTGGCCTCATCGGAACATGATCTCGCTACCGCGCTGTTGACCGTTCGACAGGGAGACGGTGTGCAAGGGTTCCGCACCGGGCTTTCGAAACTCCGCGAGTTGGAGCGTTGCCGGGCAGAGCAGAATGAAATTCTGACGCGCGAGGATATCACCCGTTCGCTGTGCGTCTGCTCCGAGCTGGTCTGCGTCTGCCCCGGCGTCAAGGCGTGGCTGGTCACGT